ACATCTCTCTAGTAATGACAGGTGGTTATGGTGAAGCAGTTGCTGAGAAGGTAATTGATATTGTTAGCGCACGCCGCGACGCAGTAGGATTTATCTCACCAAGTTATGCAAACGTAACTGCTACTGATCCAGTAGCCGCAGTAGTCAACTACCGCGAGGCTCTACCATCAACATCATACGCTGTGATGGACAGCAACTGGAAGTATATGTACGACAAGTACAACGACACTTACCGTTGGGTTCCATGTAACGGTGACGTTGCTGGTCTCTGCGCTCGTACAGACCAAGAACGCGATCCATGGTTCTCACCAGCTGGATTCAATCGCGGTCAGTTGAAGAACGTCATCAAGTTGGCATATAACCCAAGCCAAGCAAATCGTGACGAACTATACAAGAAGGGTGTCAACCCAATCGTATCGTTCCCAGGCGAGGGCGTGGTTCTATATGGTGACAAGACGTTGCTTGCTAAACCAAGCGCATTTGATCGCATCAATGTACGTCGCCTCTTTATTGTTCTAGAAAAGGCAATCGCAAGAGCAGCCAAGGCAAGCCTCTTCGAACTCAATGACGAGTTCACAAGAGCGACCTTCGTAAATCTTGTTGAGCCATTCCTACGCACAGTACAGGGTCGTCGCGGTATCTATGACTTCCGTGTTATTTGTGACGAAACAAATAATACTCCAGAAGTTATCGATCGCAACGAGTTTATTGGTGACATCTATATCAAGCCAGCACGTAGCATCAACTTTATCCAGTTGAACTTTGTCGCTGTCCGTACTGGTGTTGCCTTCGACGAAATCGTTGGTCGTTTCTAATAAATAGACTAGGATAAAGTCAGGAGAAAACAATGGCTTTTAATGTAAATTCATTCCGTACCCAACTTACTGGTGATGGCGCACGTCCTAATCTGTTTGAAGTACGACTCACGTTCCCTAATTATGCATCACTTGGTGCTGCTGCGTCGGTCAAGTCTTCTTTCATGGTAAAGACTGCTGCTCTCCCTGGTTCAACAGTTGGTATGGTCACAGTACCTTACTTCGGTCGCGAAGTGAAGGTTGCTGGCAATCGTACTTTTGCTGATTGGTCAGTAACAGTTATCAATGATGAAGACTTCTTGATTCGCAACGCAATGGAATCATGGGTTCGTGGAATCAACGATAACGTGACAAACCTACGTTCAACAAGAGCAAGAACGTCACAATCATATGGCGTTGATGCTGAAGTTGTTCAATATTCAAAAGACGGTAGACAATTGAAGAGATATAAGTTTGTTGGTATGTTCCCAACAGACATCGCTCAGATTGATCTAGACTGGGGTTCAAACGATACGATCGAAGAGTACACAGTAAACTTCGCATATCAGTATTGGGAATCAGTTGATCGTGGCGGTCTTTCAAGTTTGAGATCACCAATTGAATCTCTTCTTGGCGCTTAATGCTAATTGAAGTGGGGGAGGTTATCCTCCCCCCATTTATTATGAGGTAATGCATGGCAATCAATCTATTCGGATTCGAAATAACACGAAAAAAAGGCGAAGAAGGTCCGCAACAACTTCAGCCTCAAATCACTGCACCTGTTTCAGATGACGGTGCTCTTGCTATCAATGCTGGTGGATACTTTGGAACTTATCTAGATCTTGAAGCCAGTTTCAAAAATGAAAATGATCTCGTCACTCGCTATCGTGAAATGGCAATGCAGCCAGAACTCGAAGCAGCTATTGACGAAATTGTCAACGAAGCAATCGTACACGATGTAACTGGTAAAAGCGTTTCAATTATGCTCGATGACCTTGAGCAGCCAGATAAAATCAAAGACATGATTCGCGAAGAATTCGATAATGTTCTTCGCATGCTCGATTTTTCTAATCGCGGCGCTGATGTTTTCCGTAACTGGTACATTGACGGTCGCGTTTTCTATCAGGTTCTAATCGACGAAAAACAACCAAAACTTGGCATTCAAGAATTGGTTTACATTGATCCTCGTAAGATCAAAAAGGTTCGTACGATTATCAAGAACAGAGACCCAAGAACTAAAGTTGATGTGATCGCAGGTATTGAAGAATTCTACGTCTTCAATGAACGCGCATCAGTACAAGGTCAACAGATCGTAACATCAGTCAGTTCTCCGAACTCTGTTCGTATTGCGCCAGACGCAATCATCAATATCAATTCAGGAATTCTTGACGCAAGACGTCAAATGGTTTTGTCTTACCTTCACAAGGCAATCAAGCCCCTCAACCAGCTCCGAATGGTTGAGGACGCTGTTGTAATCTATCGCCTATCGCGTGCACCAGAACGTCGTGTGTTCTATATTGATGTTGGTAATATGCCAAAGATCAAAGCAGAACAGTATCTCCGCGATATTATGACAAAGTTCCGCAACAAGGTTGTATACGATAGTTCAACTGGTGAAGTCAAAGACGATCGTAAGTTTATGTCAATGATGGAAGACTTCTGGATCCCACGTCGCGGTGAAGGTAAGTCAACTGAAATTACAACTCTTCCAGCAGGTCAAAATCTTGGTGAGTTGTCTGACGTAAAGTATTTTGAATCAAAACTCTACAAGTCATTGAACGTACCAATTTCTCGCCTCGAACAAAACCAAGGATTCTCTCTTGGTCGCACAACAGAAATTACTCGTGATGAGTTGAAGTTCACCAAGTTCATTGATAGAGTTCGTGCTAAATTTAGTACATTGTTTGATGAGTTGATGAAGCGTCAACTTGCTCTCAAGGGTATTTGCTCTGTTGATGAGTGGGAGAAGTTGAAAGAAAAAATTCACTACGACTTCCTCAAAGACAATAACTTTGCAGAGTTGAAAGAATCAGAGTTGATGACATCTAGAATTCAACTCATGAATCAAATTGATCCATACGTTGGAACATATTTCTCTAAAGCATGGGTCAAAAAGCATGTCCTTCACTTTGATGAAGAAGGCATTGAAAGAATGGAAGAGGAACTTGAACAAGAAAGAGCACAAGCAGATGCAATGGGTCTAAACAACCTTTCCGTTTCTGCTCAAAATGCTGCTGTTGCTCAAAATGCTGCCATGGCTGCAATGCAGGGTCAACCTGCAGCACCACAACAGCAAGTAGCAAATTCAAGTAATCTAGACCAAGCGTTCAGTTCACAAATTAAATAAATAATGGAGAAATCATGGACAATCCAATGACACTTGATATGGTAAAAGCGGCAATCATGGGAGACAAAGAGGGATTCAAAGCAGCATTCAATGCTACGATCTCTGATAAAGTCTCCGATGCTCTTGAAGTAAAAAAGGTTGAAGTTGCATCGTCTTTACTCACACCAGAAGTACAATCAAATGAAGTTGAAGCAAATCAAGGCGAAGTTGTCGGAAGCGAATCCAGCGATGGATCAGCAGAAGCAACAGCAGAAACAAGCGCAGCTTGATAATACAAGAATCAGCGCTCTAGTTCGTGCTGGTATGATGCCAGCCAGCGACCTTCCGCGTTTGAAGATTGCACTGCGTCGTCAGGCTCAGGCTGGTGATATTGCAAAATTATCAAAGCAGCATCGCGATGTGTTGATCAGATACTATGGCGCAACGTCACAGGCTGCTGTCGGATCTCAACAAGCATTTCAAGCAGTTCGTCGTAACATCGTTTCTCATAATGAGATTGAGATTACTGGCGAAGAACTCAATGAAGCAATTGCTGGATTCAAAGATGAAAACAATCCTCCAGTTGTTATCGTTATGCAGCGTAAGGGTATTCGTATTTTCCCAGACGGACGTAAGGTTGCAATGTATCAAAACAAGCAACTCGGTCTAGTGATCACGATTCCATATGCTGGTACTGGAACGTCACCAGGAGAGATTATTCCTGGAACAAACGTTCAGATGGAAGAGACAGAAGTCGAAGATATTCTTGAGAGTTTAGAGCAAGTTTCTAAATATGCTTCTGAGGAAAATCCAAAGGCAACGTCAAAACATATGAAGTTTGCTGATGGTTCAAAACTTAGAGTTAGTCATGGTGCAGCAAAAGCCATTCATATGGTCCATGGTGCATTGAACGATGAGAATAAGAAAAAGTTTGCTGATATGCTTACACATCCAAAAGGATTCGAAAAAGCAGCACACTTTGCATTGAGTAAAGTCAAATTCACAATCGGTGACGAAGAATGAGTTTAGTATCAGAAATTGTACGAGAGATTATCGCTGAAGCAAACGTTCAGCGCATGGGTCGCAAAAAACTTATCCGCGCAAGAGTGCGTGGTGGTAAAGTTCAGCGTCGCAAAGTTCTTTCAGCAGTTCCAGGCTATACCATTCGTGGTGGTAAATTGGTTCGCATCCCACCGCGCGAACGCATGAAGAGAAAGCTCGCAGCTCGTCGTGCTAAGATCAAAAGAAAAGCCAAGATGGCTCGAGCACTTATCAAAAGAAAGCGTTCTCTAAGAAAGCGCGCATCACTGGGGTTGTAAATGAAACTAATCACAGAATCAATCGAAGAAGTCAAGGTTCTCACCGAAGAACAAAACGGTGTAAAGTCCCTCTATATTCAAGGTCCATTTCTCGTTGCTGAAACGAAAAATCGTAACGGTCGTGTGTATCCAGCACAAACGCTTGCGAAAGAAGTCAATCGTTACAACGAAGAATACGTTATGAGAAATCGCGCATTTGGCGAGTTGGGTCATCCAGACTCACCATCGATCAACTTAGATCGCGTATCACATCTTATCACCAATCTCAAACAAGAAGGTAACGTTTGGATTGGTAAAGCAAAAATTCTTGAAACACCAATGGGTAAAATCGCCAAGGCTCTTATGGAAGGCGGTTCAATTCTTGGTGTGTCATGTCGTGGCATGGGCTCTCTCAAAAACGAGGGTGGTGTCAACGTCGTTCAAGATGACTATTATCTGGCCACAGCGGCTGATATTGTAGCGGATCCCTCCGCACCAGGTGCTTTTGTTCAAGGTATTATGG